TTGGCTCTGGCGCCTTCGCCAGCTCCACGCTACTGAAGAAACTGAATGCTGGAGATGTGCCGGGCGCGTGCAAGGAACTGCAGCGCTGGACATACGCTGGCGGGAAGCAGTGGAAAGGCCTTATCTCAAGGCGCGAGATTGAGCGCGAAGTTTGTCTGTGGGGGCAGAAATGAGATACGTACCGTCGGCGATATGCATGGCCGCGGCGGGATTCATTGCCGCCAGTGGACATGATGGGTGGGGGTGGTTTCTTTTCGTTGGGGTAATTCTGCTATGACTCGCCTAACCGCCATCGTCAGCGCTGTGATTATCTCCCTTATTGCCTCAATGGCATGGGCTATTCACCACTACCGCGACAACGCCATCACCTTCAAAGAGCAGCGTGATAAAGCAACGATCAGGGCGGAAACCGCCGAGACCGTAAGCAATAGCGTAGTCACTGCAATGAACCTCATCAATGACATTTCCCGGGTAACCCAGAATGCAAAGACCGAACTTTCCCAGGCAGGTGAACAGCGTGTTATCTACATCAGGCAGGCGCTTGAAGGCGATCAGTGTGCTAAGCAGCTTGTTCCTGCTGCCGCTGCTGACAGCTTGCGGGAATACGCGGACGGTTTACGTGCCGGCGCCGGTGGTCCCGATAAGCGCTGACCTTACTGCAGACACACCGATCCCCGGAATGGAGATTCCGTTCACGTGGCAGGCTAGTCTGGAGTTAAACGCGAAGCTTTACTCTGCGCTGGGGCAGTGCAATCTGGATAAGGCGGGGATTAGGGACGTCGAGAGAGGTCGGCAATCAATTTACGGCAAACGATGATGAGAGAAATGATATGGGTCGCCAGTAAAACATATGAATCGATCAGTTGAATAATTTCGATGTGAGACATTAAACCTCCTTGGTGAGTTGATGGTGTGGTGCGTTCTATTGTGTAACTTATCCCTCCGCGTGGCTGTTCCTACTCCGGTAACATTAAATTCTTACGCGGTGATGTATCTATACTCGCCACTATTAAATCCGCCGCACGTTGGACAAGGTCTCTATAGTGGGCCCTAATTCCTTCTGAACAGCCTTTGTCTCTTATAGGAGACAAATCCATTCACGCCGCTAGGTGTAATGAAAACATTAATGGCGCTGCCCTGAGAGCAGTGCCGAGCAGATAAAATAAGGAATGGAGTATGAGCAAACCCGACTGGGAGGCCATCGAGACGGCGTACCGGGCCGGGGTGATGTCCCTCCGTGAAATCGCATCGCAGCACGGTATCAGCGAAGGTGCTATCCGTAAGCGAGCAAAGCGTGACGACTGGTCTCGCGACCTGAATGCGAAAGTGAAGGAACGTGCTGACGATCTGGTACGCAAAGCAGAGGTACGCAAACAGGTACGCAGTGAAGTCACTTTGAACGAACGCGTACTGATTGAAGCGACTGCAGAGGTAATCGCCAGTGTCCGCATGGAGCATCGCGGTGATATCAAGCGCGCCCGGCAGATAACGAACGCGCTGTTTGATGAGCTAGGCGCCGAGTGTGCTGATGTGGCCGCGCTGGAGAAGCTCGGAGAGTTGATGCTTGAACCAGACGACAAGGGACAGGACAAGCTTAACGAGGTTTACCACAAGGTCATCAGCATGCCGGAGCGCGTTAAATCGGTGAAAGCTCTCAGCGAAGCGCTGAAGAACCTGATCGGACTTGAACGCCAGGCCTACGACATCGACGGGCCGGAAGGCGACAATTCTGTTAAGCAACTCTCTGAACTGATGGATTCCTTGTCTCAGGGGGCATAATGAAGCCTGAGCATCTCAAGCTGCTAGCTGATAAAGACTGGCGGCTGAACAATCTTTACTGGATCACCGACAAAGAAGGCAAGCCGACTCGCTTCAGGATGACGCCTGAGCAGCGGGAATACTTCGAGGGGATTCACACCCGCAACATCATCCTGAAAGCTCGCCAGCTCGGATTTACCACAGAGGTGTGCATCATCCAGCTCGACGCTGCTCTGTTCGAGTCGGCAAAGTGCGCGCTAATCGCCCACACGCTGAATGACGCAAAGCGCCTGTTCCGGGAAAAGGTGAAATATGCCTACGACAAGCTGCCGGCCGAGATAAACGCAGCCAACCCGGCGAGTAACGACTCGGCCGGTGAGTTGGTCTTTAAGAAGGGCGGTTCTCTCTACGTCAGCACCTCATTTCGTGGCGGCACACTGCGCTACCTGCATGTTTCTGAGTTCGGAAAGATATGCGCCAAGTATCCGGATAAAGCCCGTGAAATCGTCACTGGTGCGTTTGAGGCGGTATCGACAGGATGCTTTGCTACTATCGAGAGCACCGCAGAGGGCCGGGCGGGTTACTTCTTCGATTACTGCCAGACGGCAGAGAAAGCGCTGCTGCAGGGGAAGCCGTTATCTGCGCTGGACTGGAAGTTTTTCTTCTTCTCCTGGTGGAAGAATCCGCAATACGCAATTGACCCGGTAGAGCCTCTGCCGGCGCGCCTGCTTGAATACTTTGCTGAGATGGAGGCAAAGCACGGCGTTGTCGTCAACGAGCGCCAAAAGGCCTGGTATTACGCCAAAGAGAAAACACTCGGCGACGACATGAAGCGCGAATACCCGACCATACCGGCGGAGGCATTCCAGCAGTCGGTCGAGGGTGCTTACTATGCCAAACAGTTCCGCTGGCTCTACACCAACAAGCGGATCGGCCAAATCCCGGATAACTCACATCTACCGGTTCACACGTTCTGGGATATTGGTGTGGGTGACTCCACGGCGATCTGGTTTGTTCGCGAGGTTGGTGAGGAGTTTCACATCATCGACTACTACGAAAACTCTGGCGAGGGGCTTCGGCACTACATGAAGGTGCTGAAAGACCGCGGCTATGAGTACGGTGAGCACTGGGGGCCGCACGACATCGAGAACCGCGAGTTTGCAGCTGATGCGAAGTCTCGCAAAGAGCTGGCGCGCGAGGGCTACGAGATTGACGGCCGGATGTATTCGATGAACTTCCGCGTTGTGCCGAAAGCGGGGATCGATACCGGCATCGAGTCGGTGCGTGAAATCCTCAAATCCTGCGTTTTCGATGAGGAGAAGTGCGCTGTTGGCATCTCCCACCTCGAAGGTTACCGCAAGGAGTGGGACGACAAGCGCGGCTGCTGGAAAGACAAACCCCTTCACGACTTCACATCGCACGGCGCCGACAGCTTTCGTTACTTTGCCGTGGCGAAGAACAACCGCAAGCAGGTCGGCACAGTATTCTTCTAAGGAGCATCGCCAGTGAGCGAACAAGATAACGGCCTTCAACTGGCTGTGAACAATCTCGCCACTGAAATGCGGCGAGCGAATTACCTTAACGCCATCGGTATCGGCGGTGGCAACACCAAGCGCCCGACGCTCTATCAGGAGTTTGGCTACCCGCGAACCATTACCTTCCATGACTTCTACAACATGTACCGGCGCAACGCCGCAGGCTTCGCTGTTGTGCATCGTCTTCTGGATGGATGCTGGCAGGACTATCCGGTCATCGTTGACGGTGATGAGTCCCAGGAGGCGAAGAAAACCAACCCGTGGGAAAAGAAAGTCACCAAGTTTATGAAAAAATGGTGGCCGAAGGTGAAGGATGCCGATCGCCGCAATATGGTCGGGCGTTACTCCGCACTGCTGCTGCAGGTGAAAGATAACAAGCCATGGAGCGATCCAGTAGATACCAGTCTGGTGAAAACCCTGGGCGAGTCAGCGCTTGTAAAACTTATCCCGGTATGGGAGCCGCAGTTAACGGTCGCCGAATGGGATAACGATCGCCAGTCCGAGACCTTCGGCCAGCCGAAGATGTTCAACTTCAACGAGCAGCCGGTTGGAGACGAGGCTTTCGTCGGTCCTACGCGCGGTGAGCCAGTGCATCCGAGCCGGGTGATCCTGTTCTGCGAAGGCTCGGAAGATGACAACGTCCTGTCGGGCATCCCGCTTCTTGAGGCCGGATACAACAAAGGACTCGACCTTGAGAAGATTTCCGGTGGTGGCGCTGAGGGCTTCCTGAAGAACGCCAGCCGGCAGATCGCGGTCGAGTTCAGCAAAGAAACTGACATGGCCACGCTTGCCGATCAGGCTAAGAAAGCTGGTTACGCCGACCTCGGCGAAGCGATGGGCGACAAGGTCAACAAGCTTAACCGCGGCACCGATGCAGCCGCCGTGATGCAGGCCGGGCAGATGCACGTTCTGAGCGTAACTCCAGGCGACCCGGGGCCGACGTGGGAGGTCACCGCCAATGAACTGGCGGCATCAGTTCAAATCCCGTTCACCATCCTGTTTGGACAGCAGACCGGACGACTGGCGAGTGATGAGGATAAAACCGACTGGGCCATTCGCCGCAATACCCGCCGCAACGGCTTCCTGACTGACCGAATCACAGCCCTGCTGGAGCGCTTCTGGACCCTGGGCATTATCGATCCGCCGACAAATGGAGAGGTCACCATTTCATGGACTGACCTGCTGGCGCCTGGCGAGAAGGAGAAAATCGAGAACGCCTCGAAACTGGCCGATATCGTCCAGAAAACCTCAGGATTCTACGGTGGCGAGCCGCCATTCACGGCCAACGAACTTCGCGAGATTGTAGGCCTCGACCCTCTGCCTGAGCCAAAGCAACTACCTAACCCGAATGACAAGGTGACAACCGATGATCCACTGGCCGATGACACCGGAGCAGACGGCAAAGGTGGGGCTGCCGATAGTTCCGCGCAGCAAGGTTGACCCGACGCGATCGGCGAAGCAGGTCAGCGCGATGTTCCGGGATATCGAGGACCGGTATCTCGGCATCAAGCGCGCACTTAAAGCGGTGTTCGACCAGCGGCTTACCGGGCGTGAGCGAGAGGTTAACAGCCACAGCTGGCACTTCCTGTGTCACGTTAACGGTGCAGAGCCAACGCTCTACCAGGTCAACGCCGGCAAGTTTATCTACGACATGTCAGCGCAGGAACTGGCGAACCTGCTCGAAGCGGTGCAGGTTATTCTCGACGATTACCTGCTGGAAGGCGGCGAACAAAACTTGTGGGCGATGGATTACGTCGCCGCAGAGGCGCAGCGCGGAATGCTGGAGGCATTCAACAACCTCTCGCAACAGTCTCAAGTCTACGCCAGCCAGACGACGCTACAGCAGCTTTTAAACAGCCCCGGTTATCTTAATCAGGTGGCAGCCGCCAGACTTACAACGTTCAGTGACTGGAAGGTCATCAGCGATACAGCCCGCGGCGATCTGACCAACATCATTACCGATGCGGTTGCTCGCGGGGTGAACCCTCGCGAAACGGCCAGCGTCATCAGTAAGCGCCTCGATGTGTCGATGTCGAAGGCCAAGACCATCGCTCAGACTGAGCAGGTCGGCGCGCTGCGGCAGGCGCAATGGAACGAAACGGACTGGGCGGCGGATAGGCTTGGGCTGAATACCGGCTTATTGTGGCTGTCAGCACTCAAGCCAACGACGCGCAGCTGGCATGCCAGCCGCCACGGCAAGGTATACACCACCGAAGAGGTGCGGGACTTCTACGCCGAGAACGGCAACCGGTACAACTGCTATTGCAGCCAGATTCCGGTGCTGCTAAACGACGACGGCAGCATTTTCAATCAGGGGTTAGCTGAGAAGCTGGCAAAAGAGCGCCAGCTTTGGAAGGGGGCTAATTGATTGCGGTAACCATTACAACTCTCAGTCCATTGATAGATGTTGCGCTTGAAGCTGGGGTGTAATGAACAGAATCACGCATCGCTGCCTGAATAACCTCTTCATCAAATTTGGTTAATTCTTTATCGCTACTGACATTGACATCCCTGAAAGTTGGATCCCCATTAACCAGATAAGTAACCTTAAATAAAGCCATTGTAATCCTCCATGTGTGTGCGGCTTAAACAAATTACTGCCCGCTGATTAAGCGATCAAGAAACCTGAGGAATAATCGTGAAGCTATCCAGCATCCACGTTAAATCCCTCGCCATCAACGCCTCCAACATCTCAACGACAACCATCAACGGCCAGGAGCATTACGTCATTCGTGGTGCGGTTCCGATCGTCGATGACATTGTTATGAATGGCGGCCTGTACCCGGCGGAGGAGATTAACAACAGCTACCAGACGATGGAAGGCAAGCTGATGCCTCTCCCGCACCCGATGGTAGATGGCAAATATGTCAGCGCCAATGACCCGCGGGCCATTAACAGCTATCACGTCGGTGCATGGGCGCAGAACGTCAGTAAGTCAGGCGACCAGGTCGTCATGGACGTTTATATCAATAAGGCGGTCGCCGAGACAAAGCCTGACGGTAAGCGCCTGATTAATCGTCTTGATGAGATGATCGCTGGCACCAACACCGACCCGATCCACCTGTCTACCGGCTTACTCACGAACAAAGAGAGAAAGTCAGGCGAGTCGAAGCAGAAGAAGTACTCATGGATTGCTCGCAATATGCAGTTCGACCATATCGCTATCCTGCTCGATGAGCCGGGCGCCGGCACTCCAGAAGAAGGAGTCGGCATGTTCGTGAATGCCGATGGTCAGGAAGGCGAAGTCGAGACTGCAAGCCTCGTTGATGCGGCAAATAGCCTCAAAGATGGCCTGCTGAACAAAGTGAAGTTCTTCCTCACCCACAACTCAGATGCCTCATTCGATGAAATCTACCAGATGCTGAGGGAAGCCATTCGCGCGTCGTCAGGCAGCGATGTTTATCGCTATGTCGTGACCGTATGGCCAGACAAATTCATTTTCGAAGAGGGCAATAAGCTCTTCCAGCAAAAATACCTCATCGACGACAGCACAGTCACGCTGGTCGGCGATCCGGTAGAGGTCGTGCGCAAACCTACTGAGTACGAAGTCAAAACCAACGGAGAAACAAACCCGATGAAAGAGAAGATGATCGCCGCGCTCAATGCCGCAGGCGTTAAAACCGAGGGGCTGACCGACGATCAGGTCTGGGATGCCTATAACCAGCAGGTACAGAAGAAAGCAGGCGACCAGCCGGGTACTCAGATTAACTCTGACGCGATTACTGCGGCAGTAAATCTGGCAATTAAGCCGCTGACTGACGAGATCAGCACGCTGAAAACTCAGCTGCAGGCCAACGCTGAAAAAGACCTCAAGACCAAGCGTGAAGCGGTCAAAGCGAAATTCCCGTTCATGACCGAAGCGGCGATCAACTCGCTGGCCGGCGAAGCGCTGAACGACATGTATGCGCAGTGCCAAACCAGCACGGGTTTGAACCCATCTTTCCAGCAGGCCAATGCTGAAAATGACCAGTGGAAAGACTATGACCTCAACGCTGGCATCGATCAGGAGAAAAAATAATGGCTAACGTCATCTATCGTGGCCCGGTCGAGCGTGAGCCGGAAACCATCAACCTTCCTGTCGCATCTGCTCTTAATCCGGGGGTTGCCGTAAAAATCGCTTCCGGCAAGTTGGCGGCATCTGCAGACACTACCGGCCGCTGGTTCATCCTCGGAAACCGGCGCTTCATCGGTCAGGCGATTACTACTGCCTACGCAGCTAACGAGACTGGTGTGGCATATCGCGTGGAGGGGGAGCAGGAATACAACGTTCGCCTGGCAGCAGCAGCCTATACGGTAGGCCAGGAGCTGACCATCGGTACCGGCGGCGTATTCAAGGCGGCCGCAACCGGCAACCAGGTCGTCGCAACGTTCGACGAAAAAGCAGGGCGCACTCTGGCGGCGGAAGGTTTCGCCGACGTGGTGATCCTCTCCACTCCGTACGCCAAGGCATAAGGAAAACAAGAATGTTAAAGTTTACTCCACAGCAGCAAAAGCTGATTCTCAATGCCCGCCGTCGCTGGGACATGATGCAGCGCAACATGGCTGCACAGCATGGCTTTGCGGTCAATGACGCAAATGGCCAGTTCATCGCCTTTGATGAGCTCGTTGGTAACGCCTCCGTGCTGCCGAAAGATGTCTGGGGCGAATGGGACCGCTCGGCTATCACCGTACAGCGTGATGTGCTGTCAGTGTTTAACGACCTGGCTGCCAGCGTTTCCCGCCCTATGGCGCTCGGTAAGATCGTTCACTACTTCATGACCCTGTCCGATTCCGGTGATGTGAATATCAGTCTGGACGGACGCGGCAAGGCGAAGGGTGATCAGCCTGTCATGGATTACGAAGGTACGCCGCTGCCTATCATCGACAGTGAGCTGACATTCGGCTGGCGCCAGATGCTGGCAGCGCAGACTGAAGGCTACTCTCTGGACAGCGACGCCATCTCCAACCATCAGCGCAAAGTGGCTGAGAAGCTGGAAGACATGATGCTGAACGGCGATCCAAACATCAACGTCGGAGGCGCGACCATTTATGGACTGCGTACTGCCCCTAACCGCGGAACCGGAACTCACGGCCTGACCCTGAACGGTGCCAGCGGCGCGCAGTGGGTTGCGGCAATCTCCGACCTGATTAACCTGCTGCATAACGAAAACTTCTATGCACCGGTGACGATCTACCTGAACTACAAAGACTGGTTCTACGCATCGGTTAACGACTATGCCGCGAACTATCCGAAGACCATCCTGTCCCGCATCATGGAAATTCCAGGCGTGGCCGCGCTGGTTCCGGCCTCCAGAGTTCCGACCGATGAACTGCTTGGCGTTGTTAAACGCCCTGACGTCGTTCAGATCCTGAATGGCATGCCGATGACCATGCGTCCGAAAGCACGCCTTAACCCGGAAGATGATTATGTCTTCTCGGTTCTGGCCGCCGCGGCTCCGCAGTTCAAACACGATGCAAATGGCCAGGCTGGTTACGTTCAGCTGACCAAAGCATAACCTGTGGGGCTTCGGCCCCATCTTTTTTACGGAGGCCGCATGGCTGGTAAAGAACAACAATGGCTGCTCACCCATGACAGCCACGAACTTAAAAAGGGCGAAGTTTACAAAGGTGAAACTCTCCCGCTTTGGCTGGTTGGTAAGGCAATCCCCGTGGGAGATCAGGTGCTGGAGGTAGCGACCCCGGCCGATCTGCAAAAGCTGCAGGCTGACCTCGACGAGGCTAACGGCAAAGTAGAATCGCTGACCGCTGGTAATGCCAAGCTGCAGGCTGACCTCGATGAGGCTCAGAAACAAATCGACGAGCTGAAGAAAAAGGCGAAATAACCATGGCTGACCCAATCACAGCGGCAGACGTGCAGGCGTTCCTCGGTGAGTTGGGTTACGCCATCCCCGCCGCGCTCCTCGATCCGATTCTCTGCGTGGTGAACAAGATTATCCCGTGCCTTGACGGTGCGGGGTATGACGACTGCACGGCAAAGCTCATCCTGATGTATGCCGCTGCGCTCATGGCTACGTCTTCCGGTGCCCGGCGAATAAAATCGCAGGGGGCGCCATCGGGGGCGTCGCGATCGTTCGATTACGGCGAAGACGGGATTACCTGGCTGCGTGACTCGCTGGCGAAACTGGATACCAGCGGCTGCACCAGTGAACTTCCGATCAGCGCTGGCAACAGTGTGGGCTTGTTTATGGTGGTCGGGGGCTGCTAATGGCGTGGGTTTCAGTTCAGCAACGGCTTCCGCGGACGTTTACCCGGGTGTGGGTGATCACCGATACCGGCGAGCAAACGACGGCGTACGTGAAAAGCGACGGCGAGTGGTTCATCAACTGCGACCGCATACGCGCCACAGGCGCCGTTGTGCTGCGATGGAGGGAATAGGGTATGTCAGACAAAACCAGCGGTGGGAAAATCGACGACGATGCCACGTATGGAGATGCCGGTGATAGGTCAGAAACAATTCACGTTGGTGCCATTCATTACGATATTGAAGTCAGCATGGCTGGGCGGCTTCATATGGATGTTCGCGAACTGATTGACGTTCACGCTTTTGAGCTAACTGACAATGGCGGATTTAATTATCTGTTCATCTGGATAAATGACTATGGACTGAAGTTCATGGGCGTTAGCCTCAAAACCTACGAAGAAGCGAAAGAGCACCTTATCAATTATGACCGAGAGAAAATCACTGGTCCTTCAGGACGATGTGAGCAAATTCCGGGATTGATAAGCGCGATTTCACGAAAGATTGAGAGGTTCTCACTTTGAGCTCGATAGCTTCGTGGTCATATACCGCAACAGCGACAATCTGGCGGCGTATACGCGATGCTGACGGTAGTGATACCGACGGCGGAGGTCAGCCGTACGGGTGGGAAGCACCGATCGCTATCCTCTGCGACTACCAGGGTGGTCTATCTGCAAAAATCGGTGACCTTGGCCGGGAGATCGTGGTTAAAAACACGATATGGACCGAGTACGCAACGGCGCGGGAAGGGGATTACATCCTGATCGGCGCGTCGACCGATGCAGCACCGCCGGATGAGGCCGACGAGATACGGCAGATCGCCCAGTTCGCAGATACGTTCGAGCGACTGGCGGACGATTTCGCACTGATTACGGGAGTCTGATTATGGGCGCTAAAGTTCGCGGTATCCGCCAGGCCAAGGCCAACCTCGATCGCATCATCAAAGACGTCCAGGGACGTAAAGTCGTGCGAGCAATCCAGTCTGCGATGCTTATAGGCAGCGCGCAGGCAGCACTTTACACTCCGATCGATACGTCGACGCTCATCAATAGCCAGTTTCGAGAAATCACGGCTAACGGCACCAGGGTAACCGGGCGCGTTGGTTATTCGGCCAACTATGCGGTTTATGTTCACGACCCGGCAGTGAAACAGAACTTCACGCGAGCAACGGCCCGTAAGGAGTTCTTAACGAAGGGCTTCGAGGATACCCGCAGCCAGATTGACGCGGTGGTGAAGAAGGAGCTTTCGCTATGACCCCTCCGATGTATATGCGCCTCAAAGACCTCTTTGTGGCTGAGGGGCTTACCGCGGGGTTTAAGGTCCAGTGGCGGCAATGGCGCGACACCGGGAAAGATACTGATCAGTTCATCGTGTTCAGGCCTTCCGGCGGTACCGATATCACCTTTGACCTCGGCGGCGACTGGTATGTTATGGTTGATGTGATCTACTCGAAGGCCAATCCCGATGCTGCTGACGCCGCGGTAAACGCCATTGTCGAGTACATCAGCGCGCAATCCGGCGCCGATGATTGCGTTGGCGCGCTGCGGCTTGTCGGCAATGTGCCGGCTGCTATACCAACCGAAGAGGGCCGGTTAGTAACCCGGCTGCTCGTATCCTGCACATACGGCGAATAATCGTCAGAATCACCCATCAGGCTGCCATATGGCGGCCTTTTTTAATTGAGAGGCATACATGCAAGGCTGCGCTAATGACACCGGCAAGCTGATTGGTAAGGTGGCCGTGCTCCGCATGGCTTTTGGCTGTGCTGATACGGTTCCAGCGCTTTCCGAATGGAAGCGACTCGGCGCCATGACCACCAAGGGCTTCGACTACTCCATGAATACCGTCACCTCTGAGGCTGACGATACGAAGGGGCTGGTTGAGAACCTGGTCAACAATATGGACTTCACCATCTCAGGAGAAGGTGAGTTCCGCAAGAAAGACAAGACGACGGAAGTCGGCGCTATTGCCATCTCGAAATATATTTTCGATGAAGTGCAGGCCGGCCGTCAGCCGACAGTTTGGGTCCGCTTCGACTTCACTGGTGAAGACGCTGGCACTTATATCATGGGCTACTTCAATACCACCTCCTGGTCTGGTGATTTCGGCACCTCTGACATTTCCACCTTCTCCGGTGAGTGGAAAGTTGCTGATGCAGACACGGTGGTATTTGAAGTCGCTCCGCCGGCGCTGGCGTTTACCACCAACCTGCCGACCACCAAGAGCGTGGCGGCCGGATCGGCTCTGAATATGTCGGTCGTGGTTGAGGGTGGCACTTCGCCTTACACCTATGTCTGGAAGAAAGACGGCACAGTTGTCAGCGGGCAAACAACGGCGACCTTCAACAAGGCCAGCGCTGCTTCCGGTGATGCCGGGGTTTATACCTGTGAAGTCACCGATTCTTCCGCGACACCAGTCAAGATCACGTCTGCATCCTGCACGGTCACTATCAGTTAACCACCAGGCCATTTCGTGAATAGTACAAAGGGCGTTCTGCGCCCTTGATACTGTTTATGGAGCGACTATGACCCCGATTAAAGAATTAGGCGAATGCGTTATCGGTACCGGTGATCGGGAATTCTTTTTCCGGCCGTCGTTTCGCAACATGGCGCGAATCGGTGAGCCAGAGGAAATTGTCCAGGCGTTCTATGACCTGTGCAATGACGAGGCGACGCCATTCGCGCAGCGCGCAGCTGAGGCCTATATCCGCGATGAGTACAGTCGCCTTCCTGATTGCGTCCTGCGGTTTATGCAAAGCGGGCTTCTGTCACGAAAAGCGGTCATGGCTGCTCACACGGTACTGACAGCCTGCTGTGACGACGATATCGGCGATCTGGTTGGCTGGATGAAACCGGGGAAATCACGTAAGCGTGGCTTTGTATGGCGCCCGGGCAGCATGCCACCGGAAAGTATGGTCATCGTCGCGCAAAACCTGATGATGCACGGCATCATCGGCAAAGCGAAGGTGCGCAAGCTGCAGCGTTACGAAACGAACGAGACAACCGCAGAATTCCGCGCTGCCGACTACATCATGGCTGCCCGCAACCATTTCGGCATAAGCCGGGAAGAGGCCGAGAACCTCACAATGACAGAGTTCGCCATGATGATTAACTCCAAATACCCCAATCAGAACGGCTTCACGCGCGAAGAGTACGACACGGTCATGGACGAAGATGATCGCCGCTGGCAGGCGATGATGCAGCAGGAGCGTTCCAGGACAACCCCCACGAAGAATTATCCCCAAGACTAACCGAATATCAGCCTCGCATTCGCGGGGCTTTTTTACATCCGTTTGTTCGTGAATGGCTTATGCCGAATCACTTCTGACGCGCCTCGCACGCGCATTTAACACAGAACCTTTCAGGATGACCCTTGAGGATGCCGGCTGGCTGTCGGTGCCCTTCTGTGGGCCGGTTTCCTGTGCGACAAGGTTCATCACTCAAAGGTAAACCGATATGAAATATCCAACTGTATCAGTGAACGGCGTCTCCGTTCGTGTCGACGATGAGGGGCGCTATAGCCTTAATGACCTCCATGCAGCAGCCGTGGCAAATGGGGAGGCTACAGAGTCCCAGCGCCCAAGCGTATTCCTCAGAAGCGCCCAAATAAAACGCTTCATTAAGGCGCTTCAATCCAAAGCACTAAAAAGTGCTTCGGAACAAAATCAACCGCTTAAGGTGATAAAAGGCGGCTCTGAATCCGGCGCGTGGGGCGTCGAACTACTTGCTATTCGCTACGCTGCCTGGATTAAGCCGGAGTTCGAAATTGAAGTGTATGAGGTATTTCGAACCGTTGTCCGTTTGGGGATCGGCGCCATGGCCAGGCTGAACAAAATCGACCATATCATCAACACTGAAACCAAAGCGATTAGCCAGTGTGCTAGCCAGATGGCGAAATGGGGAGTCGGCGGACGTAAGCGATTACTCCATGCTGCGCGCGATCGTGCTGCCGATGAAGTGCAGTTGTATTTGCCAGGTATCGCATAAATTTGGAATAGCCCGCCACAGTGGGCTTTCATCTGGAGATGATCATGTACCTTCACATCACTTTAAATTCAGGCCGGACGATGCATGGCGGCATGACTCAGTCCATAATTGAAGTCTACGACGTTTCCCTCGGGGTAAGAGCTCCCTGCAAAGGTGATGATGACAACGCCCATCCTGTGGTTTTATGGCGCACGACAGGGGATAAGGATTGCGAGGGAATAATATTCCTTCATGAGTTGGACATCGCCGTCGTTAAATCAACCGATGGAACAGTGCTCCATGAATGGCACGGTGCTAAAAGCCAAAAGCAGAAAAGAGAGCAAATCCCCTCATTCCTATAGCACAATATGGCGGGTTTTTTGTCGGCCGCATCCCTGTTAGGATTAGTCCGAACAATACCAAAGGGATGATTACAAAAATGAAGAAAATTTTAGTCGCTACTGCGATTGCTTTGACTCTGGCAGGCTGCGCTTCCTCAGGAAACCAGCAACTCAGCAAGGAAACCGAAATCAGCGTAAAGTCTAAACTGCAGGAAGGGAAAACTACCAAGGCCGAGGTTAAAACGACATTCGGTTCCCCGGATTCAGTTTCGTATACTGACGGCGGCAATGAGATCTGGAAGTACGCCTTCGCCAAAGTAAAAGTTAACGGGACTACGTTCATACCTTTCTATGGCCTCTTCCATAACGGAACTAACGGCACCAAGAAAGAACTTACCATCCTGTTTAAAGACGATGTAGTAGCCAAGTACACAATGGCAGAGTCGGCTATCAATACTAAATCTGGCTGGGCAGATTAAGTACAGAGACAACCTCACTTCGGTGAGGTTTTTTGCTTTTGGTTGCATTGAAACCTGTTATATCCCTGCTAATCTGTCCAAAACTAACTAGTGGGGATAGGGATATGAAAAAGGCTTTATTTGCGTTCTTGGCACTGATGTCATTTAGTGCAGTTTCCGCGACAACAATAAGCATTCCAACTGATTCGAAAGCCAAATACACCATCATTGATAAAAGCTTAAATGGTTCCATGGCAACCATCACGACCATGAGAGAGGGGCCATCAGGGACATCCTACTCACAGCGCCTGTATGACTGCACATCGTGGATGGTGAAGTATCTTGGTGATGGAGACACGCTGGAACAAATGAAAGCATCCAAGCCTGACGAAGGCATGTCACCAATAGTTGATAATTCAATAGCGTATTATATAGGCCAACGGGCCTGTAAATAACCAAACCCGCTCCGGCGGGTTTTTTAATGCCCGGAGTATGCGATGGCAGAGAAAGCAGGTGAAATTTATTATGACATTGAGGCTAACGTATCCGGCCTGATCCAGGCGCAGCAGCAGGTTAATAAGCGTCTTGACCAAATGGATGCCAAGTTTGAGCAATCATCACGATCTGCCGGGCGATTCGAAGGTGCTTTAAATAAAGTTGGCGTTGCCATTGCAGCAGCTTTCACCATTGATGCAGCGAAGAAGCTTATCGCCATCGGCGACGAGATGGTTACGCTCCAGGCGAGGATAGCCAGACTAAGCCCCAGCATTGACGTGGCCAAAGAAACACTTGCCTCCCTGTCTGCAATCGCGGCTCAAACAGGTAATAGCCTGTCAGAAACTGAGAGGTTATGGGAATCACTGACGACAGCGTTAAAGGAGACTGGCGCCACTAACTCGCAGATTCTTGGGTTAACATCGACACTGCAAAAAATTGGCACGATCGGTGGGTCCTCTACTGAGGAAATGGCAAACGCATTGCGGCAGTTCGGCCAGTCTATTTCTGGCGGTATCGTCCGTGCTGAAGAGTTCAACTCTATTCTTGAGCAGATGCCTGAACTTGCGCGCCAGATTGCAGCGGGGTTGGGGATATCAATCGGCGATCTTCGCAAGAGAATGCTGGAAGGAAAACTGACGGCTCAGGATGCCCTGAACGCCATTCAACGTCAGTCGCAGTCGGTCAATGAAGAGTTCGATAAAATGCCGGTCAGCATTGATCGCGCAAAGAACAGCCTCGATGTGGCCTTCAAAAATGCCATTAACGACCTGAACCAGGCAATAGGCCTGACTACGACCCTTGCAGGATTGATGCAGAGCGTCGCGGATAACCTCAATTACTACAACAACAATGTCGGCGATTCTTCAAGAATGCCGAAGCTGATCAAGCTCCAGCAGGATCTGAACAATGAGCTGAAAGACGGCCAGAGATGGTATGAAACTGACTCAGTTTTTCAGGCCAGAAGGGCGCAGGCAGCAGTGCAGCTGAAGCAGATCGAGGGGGAAATAGCCCACATTCGAGCAAAGGCTCAGAAGGACGCAGGAAGCAACCAGTTTAATGCGCCGCCGACCAAAGGCGATGATGCCGCAACCAAGAAACTGGTTCAAAATTCTGAGCGCCGTCTTGCATTGGCCAAACTTGAAGGCGAGGCGCGAGCCAGGCTTCAGGCCCAATATGATGCAGCTGATGCTGGGGTGACCGATCCGAAGCGAATCAAAGAGCTACAGGATGAGTACGCCGAAACCTATCGGGTTACGGAGGCGAGGAAGGAAAGCGACAAAGCCGGGAAGCAGTCGGCGTCTACCGCAGATTCTATTGCTCAAAAACTCGAAAACCTTCGCCAGCAGTCTGAGCTTGCAGCGGACTCAACTCAGGAATTGAGCCGTGAGCAGGCGATATTGCGTGCGCAGCAGTCTCTCGGTAAATCAGCTACTCAGGCTCAAATCCAGGAAGCAGGCAAATACGCAGCAGCCGCATGGGATGCAGCCGCAGCGGCGAAGGGGGTAACAGAGGCGCTTAATGCCATTCCGGAACAGGCTGAGAATAAATCCTACGCTGAATCCATGCAGAACCTGAAAGCGGCGCTGAACGCTGGGAAGATTGATCTGCAGGAGTACAACGCAGCCACTGAGCAGATGGAGCAGCAGCATCAGGCCAACCTTGCCAAAATACGCTCGCAGCAGGTGGTTAACCCCACCCAGCAGGCACTTGCAGAAGTTGACCCGGTGCAGCAGTTGGCCAACCAGCACGCGCAGGAGCTGGCGCTGATTCAGCAGTTCGAGCAGCAAGGGGTTATCGCTCATGAGAATGCATTGGCGCTGAAAAATGCCGCTGACCGGCAGTATGAGCAGCAGCGGATCGCGGCTCAATGGGAAATCCTCAGCCAGCAAAGCCTCGGTTATAACATGCTGACGAGTGCGGTGGATGCCTTTAGCGGGAATGCCTCCAATGCGATCACCGGTCTGCTAACCGGCACAATGTCAGCACAGGAGGCGATGCGGTCGCTCGGCAATACCATCCTGAACAGCGTGATCAACAGCATTGTCCAGGTTGGAGTCGAAGCGCTGAAAAACTACATCCTCGGTCAGACGCTTGGCGCCGCATCGATTGCGACATCAGTCGGACTGGCGGCAACCACCGCGTCGGCCTGGGCTCCGGCGGCCGCAATGGCATCGCTCGCCTCGTTCGGTGCTAACGCTGGCCCGGCTGCAGCTGGTATCAGTTCGACAGTTGGGCTTGCCAGCGGGCTTGCGCTTGCCGGCGCTCGCTACAACGGCGGACCGGTATCAGCCAGCGGCCTGTACCAGGTTGGCGAGAAAGGTAAACCAGAGATCTACCAGGCCAGCACCGGCAAGCAGTACATGATCCCCGGCGATAACGGGAAGGTCATCAGCAATAAGGATATGCAGGGCGGCGGGTTGAATGTTCAGGTGGTTATCAACAATCAAGCGTCCAATGCTGAGCCGCAATACATGGGTGCCACACAGAATGACGGCAATTATGTGCTGGAATTCCTGATTTCTGATGCGGAACGTAATGGTCCTTATATCAGCACGCTACAATCTACTCTTGGGTTATCACGTAAAGCAAATGGAGCGTTTTGATGAATTCAGATGTAAAGAGTGCGGGCCCAGGTGAGAGTATTAGTATGGATTTAGAACATGGAACTCCTACTGTCTTCCGTAATAATCGTCCACTAAAGTTTCGCATTGAAATGACTAATGGGTCGACGCTGGAAGGGATCATTCCTGCTAACACGGATTTTGTTGTTACGCTCCAACCAGGCGACATTACTAAGTTCGAAATTGTCGTTGAAGACATACCAAGAGAACCAGCGATTGTAGAATAAGCCAAACCCGCTCCGGCGGGTTTTTTTATGCCCGGAGGAAACGTGGCAACAGTTCAATACCCTCCGTTCCTGCCATTGCCCCAGCGTGCCGATCAGAACATGACGCAGGATACAGCCTGGCAGACGACGCAGACGGCGGTCGGTCCATTGATAATCACGCCGATTACTACTGACCTGAAAGCAACCTGGACGCTGCAGTGGATTTTCACGCTTGCCCAGGCTGAACGATTTAAGTCATGGCTGCGATCGCCGACATATTGCGACCGCGGGCGCAACTGGTTCCAGATGCCGATCGACCTGGGTGATACGCAGGGCGTTCAGCAGCAGACGCTGCATTTCGTCGACATGCCGGTGCAGACCAGCAAAAACGGCAACGTTGTCACCTGGACCGCAACGGTCATCAGCAACGGTCTCGAGGACATTACCGAGGACTACGACGACTGGATTGTTGAGGCCCAGCCTGGCTATGGATACTGGCTGGATTACCTGATAACCGAAGTGATGCCGAGGACTGACTGATGCCGACATTGAGAGAGTGGAAGGAGCGCCGGCCGGCGAGCGATATCAAACAGACGGTGGAGTTTTATCATCCTGCATTTGGATATTACCGGGTGGTCAATAACCTTTACCGTCCGGCGACGTTTGGCGGGAACTCGTTCGAGCCTGCGCGGTTCAGCGTAACAGAACCGGCGCAGGACGGAACGGCAGTGATATCCATGACGATCACCTTTGTCGCTGCGACGGAGCATGTCCGGCAGACACTGAAAAGCTGGCGCGGGGCCGCGCGCATGACGCCGATTAAGTGCCTGTATCAGCAGTGGAACGCGATCGGCGATGCATCATCCCTGAAAGACTGGACGCTTTACGTGAACGACATTTCAGCCGATGCCAGCAACGTCACCGTGACCGCCGGAAAGACTAACCCGCTGACGCTGGCCAACTCCATCATTTACACCACGAAAGACTATCCCGGACTGATCACCGTATGACACAGAGCGACTTTATCGGGCTTGTTAACGGCAAGCCATGGGCTAACCGCGCCTGCAGTTTTGAGCAGCTGGATTGCTGGGGACTGGTGGTTCTCTATTACCGGCATGTGCTCGGCCTGGAGCTGCATCACATCGCCGGCTACGAATCGGGCGCGGATTTCATCACCTGCTACGAACAGGAGCACGCGCACTGGCGGCGTGTGCCGGTGGCCGCCATCGGCTGCATCGCGGTTTTTTACCGAGGCGACGTGCCGGCGCATATCGGTGTGATGATCAGCCCGGTGAAATGCCTGCATGCCCGCGGGGAGTTTGGTTTTGTACGCTGCGACAGCCCGCTGGCATTACTGAAGGTTTACAGCAAAGTGGAGTACATGGTGCATGGTTCGATATGAGTTACAGAGGTTGCCCGGCGCACCGCTGCAGCGAGGGGCGGTAGACGCCGGCACCACACTGGTGAGCTTGCTGGATTCTCTGCAGTTGCACCGCGATGTTATCGTGAAACTGAATGGCCGAGCGCTGCCGGACGATTACGACATAAGCCGGCCACTGCGATCCGGTGACGTGGTGGCTGTGTTCGACCAGCCAGAGGGAGGAGTAGGGAAGCTCATCACCACGATACTGCGCCCGGTCACGAAAATTCTCTCCGGCGCGCTGAAGGTGTTCGGCCTGTCAAATAAGCCCAGCGCGTCAGTATCGGTGGCGACAGGCGAATCCCCCAATAACGACCTGACCGGCCAGACGAACCGCGCGCGGCTCTACAAGGGGCGCCCGAACATTTACGGCCAGTGCCGCGTCTTCCCTGACCTGATCCAGGAAGCGCTGTTTGAGTTCGTCGACAATAACAAGCAACTCACGGAGTGGTTTGAAGTCGGTTACGGCAGGTACACCATTTCCTCGATCCGCTACTCGGAATCGAACCTCGGCAGCCTGGCTGGCGCCAGTTCTGCGATTTATAACCCGGGTGACGTGATCGGCACGATTGAGGTGGGGTATCAGTTCGATGACGTCGATAACGAAACTGTCCCCGGACTGAACGAAAGCCAGGACTTTCCGGCTCAGACAGCGACCACGACGGCGCCTACATCGGTGGCGATCGAGAGTAATCAGCTAAAGGCTGTTGTGCTGTCGAACGATGATAACTTCAGCTATTTTGCTGCGCTGGCGGTACCTCATCCCGTGTCATTCGTCATCAATGCCACCTGGAACGACGGCGGCACAAGCGTCACACGAAACGTCACAGGCGCCGGGAATATCATCTCCTCGGAGAGCTTTATTGGTGACGACACGCTGTCGTACACGACGTTCTATATCGGCGAGCTCTCAGGGGAAATTACGTCTCTGCCGGGCAATGCAGTCATCAACCCGACGCTGTTCACTCTGAACGACCAGACCCCTCTGGTTATCGGACCGTCAGTGTCGCCGATCGTCTCGACGCAGGTCTGGGTGCATGTGCTGGTTCAGCTCGGCGCGACGGCCGGCACAACGCAATACCGGATCAAGTTCTGGCAGGTCGACGACGACAACAATCAGGTGCCCGGTACGTCAGAGCAGCACGATTATTTCTTCGATAACGACTTCCAGGTGACCACACGTTACTTCCGCACAACGCACAAGTTTGTCCCGGCAGCCGGGGCGGGGCGCTATGCGGTGACCATCGAGCGCCTCGACAACAGCAATGACGCTAACGTCGTGACGCTGATGGCGATCCATGCGGTTAACGTGCGCGAAAACGTTGTTTATCCGGAAGACACGATTGCCCGCATCACGATTAAGGGGTCGAATGACAGCAACAGCAACCGTGAGCAGAAGTACAATATGCTGGCGCAGCGGCATACCATCAGCTACGACCTGACAACCGGCGTGGTCGATTATACGCTTCGGCCGAGTCGCTCGTTTGCTGATGCAATCCTGCATGAGTGGGTGGTTGTCGGTAAACAGGACGTGGCCAGTATTGACGTAGCGGCCCTTTATGCCATTGCAGACTCACTGCCAGATGCTCAGCTTGGGTATTTCGATTACACCTTCTCGGATGAGAAACAGCCGTTGGGTGAGCGCATAGCGACGATCGCCAATGTGGCCCGCGTTGACGGCAACAATATCGGCGATGTGCTGACATTCTGGCGTGATGAGAAAGTGACAAATCCCGATGCGGTATTTGCGCGCTCAAACATGTTCTGGGACGAGTACAAAGTCGCCTGGCAAATGTCTCTCCCCGGTGGTTACGACGGCGTGGCGCTGGACTACGTTGACCCGCTGACGAACAAGAAGGCGTACATCTACCTGCAGATCGACAGCAGCGGCATCACTGAGGTTGAGGATGCCACTGTTAACGCGATGCAGATCAGCCTGGACGGCTGCCGCAACGCCACTCAGGCAACAGACCGGGCCTGGCTTGAGGCGAGGAAAATCCTTTACTCACGCCTGACAATGACGGTGAAAGTGCTGGAAGAAACGCAGGTCGTGCGCGGCACGGTGGTTCAGTGTCCGGACATGTACGATAACGCGCAGCAAACCGGCTACATCACAGGGCGATCCGGGGATGTGTTCTCGACCTCTGAGCGTATCGACTTTTCCCTCGGCGATATGTGGGTGGTGATGACCGACAGCCTCGGGAATTACCGCGGGCGCTGGCGGGCCTATCCGGTAAGCGGCAAGCCCAAAGCATTCCAGGCTGCAGCCGATACCTTCGATCTGAACATTTATGATCGCAGCACGGTGCAAAACCCCAGCCGGTATTTCATCGCTACCGACTCGGAACTTAATTCCACAATCTGGCGCGTCGATAGCGCCAAACCTAACGGTGACGATACTCAAACCCTCTCACTCACTGAGTATTCAGACTCGATTTATCCGTAACACACAGCAGTAATTACCAACCTTCGCGCACACCATCAGGTACATATCTGAGGGCTTCGTGCGCCTTTTATAGGGCGACATGCACAATGGCAGAAGTACCGTTACCAACTCCAACCGACAACCCGGTGCCAAGTACTGATATTCGGGACGCAGTTTATGCTGGCGCCATGCTGGATAAGGTTGTCACCGGTCCCGACCTGACCTACACCGATCGCCTCGGCGGTGAGCATTACACCGTAGACGGAATTAAGGCGGAAGGGGATAAAGTCGTTGAAGAAACGCGGCAGAACCTGATCCCTCTCAGCCGGCAGTACATGACCCTGGCTGCGGCGCAGGCGGATATTGCAAATATCCCTGAAGGTAGCACCACATATTACCGTAGCCCGGATGACAGCGCGTTAGCTGTAGAAGTGATCAATAACGCCGGTACGCTGACCGCAACCGGGCGGAAAATGGCCTCATATTCGTTCGTCGAGAAACTACCGACCCTGGGGAAATCAGGGGTTCATCCCAATCTCGTCAACTTTGATGACGTCGACCTGGAGGCTGGTCGGCGGCTTTCAGTAACGACCGGGCTGACAGAGCCGCTTGCCGGGTACAACACGACGGGATGGATTCCGGTCACTCCTGGTCAGCAGCTGGTGTTTTCGGTCCTGGGGGAGATCGTAGATTTCTACTCATCGAGTAGAGCATTCCTGTCAGGCGCTAGCCAGGCAACTCGTTATGTCACCGTTCCTACTGGGGCCGCATGGATGAGGGCTTCTTACCAGCAATCATCGGTGTATTGGATTGTTACCGGTACGGTTTTGCCTGCGTCTGTTTCGCCCTTTGGTCTGGTAGTTCGCCCGGATCGTATTCAGTCTGTTCCGCTGGCAGCATTGCCGGTTATTACACCTGAATATCTGCGGACGTTTCAGAGGTCAGGTACAAACCTCTTCAACAAAAACAGCCGCATGCAGGGCTATTATATCAGCGCGGCTGGTGTTGCTGTTGCGTCCGCATCCTACGATGCATCTGACATGATTAGTGTTGAGGCCGGGAAGACGTATACTGCAAATGCCGCGATGCGTTTCGTGACGATGTACGGAGCGGGCGGCGCACCCGTTATGGAGTCGGGCATTACGGAAAACGCCACTACATTTACTGTTCCCGCCGGTATCTCTGGCGTCCGGGTCAGTATAGCGGTTGCTGCGGTTGCGACCTTTGCGCTTACCGAAGGCTCCGCTACCCCTGCTTATACGGAATTTAAATGGGTTGCACCATCAACTCTGCCCGACGGCACACCGGTTGAATATATGCCAAAAATAAATGATGGTGCAGTCAGTCGGGCGATGATTGCCAGTGAGGCGATATCCCCCGATAAAACGAACCTCTTTACCGCGAGTAAGAATATCTTCCTGGCTGATACGGTCACTGACGGATATTACGTTAACAATAACACCGGGTTGCTGGCCGAAAATGCGACGTACAGCGCCAGTGATTACATTTCCGTCAAACCATCAACAACCTATACCGCTCGAGTCAAAGGCGGGAGGGGGGCGCGAACAGTTGCATTTTACGTGGATGCAAATACCGCCATTGCACCGGGGGTGGCAGCACCTGCCGGGGATGTTTACAGCTTCACCACCCCGCCGACAGCTACCCTGATGCGCGTCTCGCCATGGACAGCAGACGTTACGCTGTTCCAGGTTCAGGAAGGTGACACGGCGACAGATTACGAAGCTCCGGGGTTTGTAGCCCGGACTGAAATCGACGGAACCCCGATTACCTGGCCATCATCAGGAGCCGTTACGACTGATGTCCGGCCATCGTATTACGGTCTGGAAAGACTCAGGGAAACTCGACAACGTCTGCGCTCCCTGAAATACGGCAAGGCCGGCACGACGGCGAGGCTTGTGGTCGGCATGGTAGGTGACAGCTGGACACACAATACAGGTCGGTATGCGCTGAAAGTGGCCACCTCATTATGGCGTAAATACCACGCGGCCAGTGCGTTCGTGGCGGATGGTCCAATTGGTCGGGGGTTCTGCTCTTTTGGTGGCATTGGCAGCAGCCTGCCAAACGGGGATGTGGTCTGGAACAATCGGGCAGTTCTTCAAGCCGGGACGGCCGATGTGTCAGCCTACGGAACGGGTAACGGCCCGGATGCATGCCAGGCTGTTTTGCCGACGGGTACCATTATCCGTTATCAGGGCAATGAAACCTTCTCTAAGGGTACGACATTCACGCTGTTTGCAGAAGGTGGGGCCGGTGTAATCCGACATTCCTGGGACGGTGGCGTAACCTGGCAGGCAAACACAGACCTGTCAGCTCTTCCTGTCGGGTTGCAAACTATCCTTCTGGCAGGCAAGCCTGCGAGTGGTACGGGGCAATTCTGGCTCGAAGCAGTTTCTGGCCCAGTGACTTTGTACGGTGTTAACGAGGTGCTTCCGAATGTTGCCGGTGTACTGGTGCATAAACTGGGAGCAACCGGGACGCGCGCTCAGCAATGGGCATCGATTGACGCCACGCATTGGAAAGCTGGCATTTCTGCGCTTGGACTCAATCTCCTTGGTATTACTCACGGTACAAATGACCAGACCCCAGGGCGCAGCAAGGCACAATACAAAGCCGATATATTGACCCTGATTGATCGTGCTCGGGAGGCGAATCCCTATGTCGATATTCTGCTGGTTGCTCCAGCTGAAAACCAGCGTACCAACAACCCTATAGCCATGTCGCTTTATGCAGACGCGCTTTACGAGATTGCTCGTGATGATCGTAACGTTGCCTACCTGGACCTGCAGCAGTGGTTTGGTGAAAAGCCAGCGGACTATTCTTCTACATCGGGGCGTCCGTGGTTTGCCTCAGACTTGATTCATCCAGATCCGGACATGGGGGGATATGCCATTGCTGATGCCTGGCTGCTTGCTCTGGGAGAGTTGTCATCATAAGCTCAGGGATTTAGAGTGATGACGATAATCGCTTTGCTGTTATCGAATCTTGATCTTATCCTTAAACATAAATACTGTATCTATATACAGTTGTTTTTTTGGAGGCCAGATCATGCTTCGACAGTCAGACATCGCAGCGGCGTTCCGCGAGTCGGTATTGCGCAGTTCCAAGGGGTTCCAGTACCTTCACACCCGTGACTTTGTTACCGCGCTGCGCCGGCGCGGTATCCACTTTTCCGAGGTGGAGGCTAACGCCTGGATCGCACGCGAGCAGTCGTATTTTGTCGACAAAACGGCAGAGCATAGTGAAAACCGCCTGTGGATGATGGCCAACATGGGGAGGATTCTGTAATGGGCTTTCCATCACCGGCGACGGACTACACGGAACAGCGATTAACGGTTAACTCGATCTGCAGTGTTGGGCCAAATACGCGCCTCTTCGAGCGGTCAGGCGGTTACGTTGTGCTGGATGTATCCCTGAAGCCATCACAAGGTAGTCAGGTTCTGATCCAGCACGGCGGCGGGACGGAGCTTGCCACGCTGAGAGGAAGGTCGCTGATTACCGAAGATGGTGAAGCGATCGAGGGTGAAGCCTTAGACGATGTTAGCGTCATCGGGGTCGTGACATTTACTATCTGCGATGTGCGCTTGGACAATGCGGTTGTTTAGTTGCCGTCAGCACGTGGCTGCTGTGTCGTAGATGTGGCGTGACAGGAATGCACGATAAAGACAGGGATGTATTCAAACGACACGAAAAGACACAAAACCGGATGCGAACGCGGAAAACATGTGTGATTACAGTGTGTTATTTAACGCTCTACTTTCTTCTAAGCCGTAGGTCACAGGTTCGAATCCTGTAGGGCGTGCCATTCAATATCA